AGTGGATTTACCAGCACGAGCATAGACATTGTGTTGGATATGAGGATTAAATATGAGATGTCCTGAGTGCAACTGCAATCTCCAAGATGGAGCAAGTATTTGTTTAGCGTGTGGATGGACTGCCGATGAAGAATGTTGATAGTGATGGTACTGGCAGGTGGCTAGTATGATCGTGTCGTTTCAACATGCTTTGCGAAGCATAAGGTCGTGGGATGAGTACCAAAGAATAATGCATCTGATGAGATCCAGAAGAAAAGAGAGGTGGCCGTTTTGAAGTTAGGCGAGAAACAAGAGTTATTTGCATCATTGCTTCCAGAATTGTTATCTGAAGCTAACAAGTTAAATTCTGTCAGGCTTGGTGATCTTTATCGTGATCCAAGAGTGCATGGTTATATGGGAATAAAGAAAGGATATGGGCATAAAAACTCATGCCATAAATTGAAACTCGCCATTGATATAAACTTCGTTGTTGATGGTAAAATTGATGGACCTGCCATACAAGAGCTCCATTCTAGACTTCATGATTGGTGGGATACTGTAGGTGGTTCAGAAAGATTGCTTCATGATATGAATCATTATAGTTTGAGTCATGATGGGCATCGTTAATTAAAGGAAAATTAAAATGACATATAAACCTGGTGATTATAAGGTTATCTGTGATCGATGTGGTTTTGAAAGATACGCTTCTAATTGTCAAATGACTTGGGATAAATTATTTGTTTGTTCTGATACTTGTTGGGAACCTAAGCATCCACATTATTCTGATCCTAAACCCTTAGGAGAAAAACAAAGTGTGCCTGTGCATCGCCCTGAGCCAGAAGAAAATTTTATTGATGTAAGTGATCCAATAACCTCTGATGATTTATAGGAAAAGTCATGGCTACTTTTATTGCTTTACAAAATCGTGCTAATACGCTTATTGATGATTCTTCTATAGAAAATCTTGTAGGTGATTTTTTGAATCAAGGTGTCTCTGAAATTGCTGGTGGTTGGCCGTCATTGTTGGATGGTATTGCTAATCCAGTACCGAATACTTTAACACCTCCGTTACCTGATTTGCTTACTATTGATACTGTTGATACTTCTATTATCGATGCTTTCGTAGCAATGCCTGCAGATTTTCAACGTGATTTATATTTGGTGGCATCATCGACTGGAAGAGAACTTGATATTGCTCATTCATTTATTGAATTTATTGAAACATATCCATTGTTAGATAAAACAGGAAATATATCTGAAGTTATCGAGCATGGAAATCAATTATATTATCAAGGAATTCCCACAAGTAGTGAAACATTAACATTATATTATTATAGAAAACCAGTAGAAATGGTTGATGATGATGATACTCCTGATGGAATTCCTGAACATTTACAAATATCATTACTAGTTAATTTTGCTTGTTGGAAAGCCTTTGAATATATAGAAGATGGTATGGAAGGTGAAATACCAAATACGTTAAAATTTAAAAATTCTTTTCTAGAATCTATAAGGACACTTGAGTTGACACTTCCATCATACACTCGAGGATTACAATTAAGGTAACTAATTATTATGGCTGAATCAATTATAATTAAAGGTGCTTTCGGTATTAATAATAAAATAGATCCTATGCGTCACCAATATAATCCAGAGACTGGAATTGGTTTTTTAGCAGAAGCTATTGATTGTGATATTGATGATAGTGGAATGATTAGTCGCAGAAATGGTTTTGCAGAAGTTTCTGCTAATTATTCACATTCTGTTTTCTGTGATCGCGGCGATTGTTTTGTGGCACAAGATAGAGTTTCTGATACAGCTATATACAAAATAGGTACTGATTTTTCTTTAGTCGGCGTTAGGTCAGGACTTACTAAGAGTAATAAAATTTCTTACTGTCAAGTGGGACAAAAGACTTATTATTCTAATGGAGTTCAGAATGGCGTAATTATTGAAGGTATATCTACATCATGGCCCTTAGGCGTATACAAAGGCCCTGATACTTTGAAAGAATATTCACAAGCTCCTGTAGGATCACATATAGCATATCATTTAGGTCGTATGTGGATTGCTGTAGATAGTGATATTTTTGTATCGGAACCTTTTAAGCCTGGTTTATTTAGACTTGCAGGCAGATTTTTCTCCTTTGGCACTGTTGTCAGAATGATTCGTCCTGTGAAAAATGGTGTATGGGTTTCTGATTCTGAAACAACTGGATTTATATCAATATCGGAAACATGGGATAAACAAGAATATGAGCGGAAAGCTAGTATCCCAGCGCATGAGTGGTCTGATAATCATAAATTAGTTGATTTAAAAAATACGCAAATGCAGATACCAGGACTATCTGCTGTATGGTCTAGCGATGATGGCTTATGCATAGGAACAGAAGATGGACAACTAATCAATGTAACAGAAAATAAACTTATATATCCAAAAGGATCAAGTGGCGCAACTATTATAAATGATCATGTTGCTATAAATACAATTTATTAAGAGGTTTTATTATGGCTGAGCGATTGAGTACAGGTTTTGTTGATGCAGTGAATGCTGTAGGCAGTGTAAAAAGTGTTATGGCTAATGGTGTTATTCATGGTTATTCTGGCCCACAACCAGCAACAGCTGATGCTGCTGAATCAGGGGATTTGCTAATTATTTATACAAAAGATTCTGGCGCTTTTACTCCTGGTGTTAGTACAAATGGACTTAATATGGGTGTATCAACTGATGGTGTTCTTGCAAAAGATACAACTGAAGTATGGAGTGGTGTTGGATTAGCTGCTGCTGGCACAGGAACTGCTGTCGGTCATTTTCGATGGTATGATAATTCAGTTACTACAGGAGCAAGTACGACGGCTGTTAGAATTGACGGGGCTATTGGTACGTCTAGTTCTTATGAGATTCAGATGTCAAATACAACAATTGTTGAAGATGGCCCAAGTACAATAACTTCTTTCACATATGCTCCACCTAAACAATAGAGGTAAATTATGGCACTTGTTTTACTTGATGTAGGCGCAGATGAGATTCTGAAGACTTATTTTAATAATACTAGACCTGCTGGAGGTAATAATCTTGCTCTCCGTTTATTTGCTACTGATGTTACTCCTGCGCAATCAGGTGTAACTTATGTTGAAGCGACTGGTGGTGGGTATGCTGCTATTACACTAACTAACGGATCGTGGACAATTACTTCCGCAAATGACCCAAGTGATGCTGTGTATGCTGAGCAAACATTTACATTCACTGGAGCATTAACTACTAATAGTACTGTCTATGGATATTACATTACTGATGCCGATGATACTGTAATTTATGCTGAGGCATTTACTCCATTTGAGCCTTTGTCAAGTGGAGATAACATAAAAGTGACACCTAAATTTCAACTTAGTTCTGGGACACCATCATAAATGAGCTTTACAGCCAAATCTATTATTCTTGATATACATTCTAATTGGGGATCTGCTTCTTATTTGGGTGTGCGTTCTGTTGATCTCTGGTTTGGTGGATCAAAAATAGCTGTAACTATAGGTACTTTTGTCGCGTATAATACATCAGAACTTAGTTTTACTTATAATGCGGCAGATGTTTTTAACACAACTAAAAGTAAGACCGGAAGCTCCGCAGATGGATGGCTAACGACAGCAACAAGTTCTCAACGAATTATTTGTGTTTTTAATAGCCCAAAGACTTTTGATGAAATTCGTATTAATAATTATCATAATTATGGTGGTGATACTGATGCAGGTATTCGTAATGTAACAATAACTATATCGTCAGACACAATTATTAGCACTGTTTATAATGAAGCTATTTCAAATTCAATGGTAGTTTTTACTGGTGATTTTGATGAGCATGTTGCTGCTAATACGGAAGATGAGCAGATTATTACTCCAACTATTCCTATGCCAGTTATTGTAGGAGCTGGTGGAGCTATTGCAGGCGGAACGTCTCCTTCGCATTATTCTTCTTTAGTGTATGCTAGTATTGGTGGTGCTCTAGGAGGAGGTGCAGGATTAATAGTTTCTAGAAATGTATCATTGACATATGCTGGTACTGGTGGAGCTATTGCAGGCGGTGACGGAGAAGTTATTGCATTATATAATGTTACTGGCGAGCTTATACCAGAATTAGTAGAATTAAATGGTGTTGCAGATACGGCTAACTGGCTTTTCGGTAATGTTGTACCTAGATTGCCTGTAATAAATGGAGTAAGTGTTACAGGTGCTATCTGTGAAGGAAGATTATTTCCACCAAAAATAAAAATTAATGCTGATACAGGTGAGACTGGAAAAATTAATGTATTTCTTCCAAATATAAATGCATCAGCTACAACGCCTATTAATTGTCTTGGAAATGTTATTCCAAAAAAACCATCTATGACTGGAAATATTTTGTCATGGAATACAGCAAAAGGAAATGTGATTTGTAAAATACCTACAATATCAGGTGTTGTGATTCAAGATGTTTATGTCACTGGTGCATTAAAAACACCAAAAGTATTTTTACAAGGAATTGCTAGTAATTATGCTATGGCTATTGGCAATGTTACACCACGTTTACCTAAAGTCTATGGACAAACATCCATTAGCTTATCTTCAGATATAATCAAATATTAAAATCGTTAAATAATTTAGAGGTAGTTTATGAGCTATGTAGATAAGACTGTTATAGGGGCTATACAGGTTCCTACACCTCCAGTAGGCATAACTGATGGAGATTTTGTACCATCTTTTGGTGTTTCTCCAGATTCACCTTGGAGTTTAGTTAGTGATCGTTTTAACCAGTCAATGGAAACTGCTGAAACATTACTAGAAAAACTCATAGGAGGTGGTACAGAGAGTGGTTATTTAAATGATCTTCAAGATATAATAGCTGATTTTGCTACAGGTATTGCTGATGATATTATATATAATAATGTGACGATAGGCGATGATGCAACTACTATTGTTCCTTCAGCACCTGTTTTTGGTGGTGGATTAGAGACTGATTTCGGTACCTTTGATGCAATTGCTCCAGTATTAACGACAATTCCTTCCGTAGATTTATCGGCTCTTTTGGAAGGTTCAATGCCAGATGAGATATCTTCTGCAATAACATGGTTTGAAGAAACTTATGATGATAGTTTGTACACAGCACTTTATGATAGACTTATTACAGATCTTCAAGTTGGTGCATCTGGAATAGGTGGAACTGTTGAGCAGGAGATTTACGATCGTGCGTTGGCTAGACAAGCAATTGAAGAAGATAAGCTACAAACAGAAATAGAAGAATATTTTAGTTCTACTGGATTTGATTTGCCTACAGGAGCTATGGTAGCAAGATTACAAGAACACGCTAATGGTAGAGCCATGCGTGAGCTTGATTTGAATAGTCAAATTATAATTGAGCAAGCTGAACTTGCGCAAAAGAATAGTCAATTTATTATAGAGGCCGCTAAAGGTCTTGAAGCTGTTCTTAGAGATTATGCAAGTAAGAAAAATGATCGTTCTTTGGATTATGCTAAAGCGGTTGCTGCTAATGCTATTAGTATATATGCAGAAAATGTGCGTGGATATTTAGCAACATTAGAAGCTAACAAAACTTATGTGCAATTACAAGTTGAAAATCTTAAAGCAGTTATTGAATCTAATCGGGGTGCCGTAGAAGTTTATGCTGCTGAGGCTAGTGCTTTTGAAATATCTGTAAATGCTAAAGCAAATAAAAATAAAGCTATTACAGATGTTTATAAAGCTGAAGTTGATGGATACTCTTCTGAAACAAGTGCTGTTGCTGAAAATCAGAAAAATATTTTGCAAGCATATGCATTAAAGATTCAAGATGCGGACAATGAACTTAAAGGAGCCATCGCATCTGCTGAAGCATCTATTAAAGGATATGGTACTGAATATAGTTTAAGAGAAAAAGTTGCTGAAGCATTAGCAAATGTAGCAATGCAGGCTATGGCTTCTGCTTATGGAGCTGTTAATTCATCCGCAGGATTAAGTTATAGTGGTAGCGAAAATGTCAGTCAATCATGGGGACATTCAGAATCACGTAGTGAGAGTTTTACTCATAGTGAATCTCTTAGTGCAAATGTTAGCACAAGCTTAAATAATACACTATCTGAAACACATAGTTATGAGGAAACTTAATGGTTTTTATAGCACCAATAAAAACTATTTTTTCTGGAGATAAAATAGCTAGTCAAAGATATATTAAATTTGCTCATAACCAATTAGCTATTTTGGAACGTCAAATGACTTTTCAAAATTTAAATGAAGGTCACAGAGTTATAAGTCCTTTTGATTGGCTTATTATAAATTGCGTAATAAGTTTTGGTCGAAAAGAAGTTACAATATATGTAACTCCTAAAAAGTATATGGAAGATAAAGTAAAAGATGTTGATTTACTATTAGAACAAAAACAATTTGTGGAAAAGATTTTACCATTATCTTACTTATATGCATGTGGTGCTCCTGTTGCTGATGCATATCATCAAAAAATACAGATTGCACAAATACCTCCAAAGGATAATCCATTAAATGAGTGGCAAGATAATTTAATAGATTATGGTGATCCTTTAGAGGTATCTCCTATAATGGATTTGCAACCAACACAATTTATACAACTTAAATACAAATCAGACATAATTACTTTAGATGATTTGTCAGAAGTAAAAACAATAACATCGATTTCTTTTTCAGGAATACCAGGATTTTTTAAAATAAGAGTTACTACAGCTATAGGTGGAACAGGAAATGCTAGTGTAGATGATTTTGACGCTTTGAAAGATATTATATTACCTAGTCCTGGAGCAAGTAAAAATACTACTATAGTTGTTCCTTCTGGGGCAAGTGTCAGTGTGTTTGATTATTTATCATATAGTAATACTTTAGAAATAGCCGAATTGGCGGCAAACTTCAACGATGATAAAAGTAAATTATACATTTTCCATGCTACATTAGGAATGGTTTACGAGAGACAAATCTCTGGGGGAGTTGTAGAATATATATTGTTAAATAGTTTTACTATCAATCCTCCAGCAACTATTTCAAATTATGGAAAATATGTAGATACTAACGGAATTGCTTATTTAGGTTACTCAAGTGCATTAGGTGATAATCCAGATTATGATCCATCATTAGTAACAGGAGCTAATCCTATAGATAATCCATATTATTTAATTAATACGCGACAGACAGTAACGATATATACGTATTGGGAATTAGATTTAAATACAGAAGTTTATTCTGAAAGTTCTCTGAAAACAAACGGCACAACGATTATAGATGGAGAACTTGCGCCCATTACATGGGAAGTTAAAAATTCTCTGGAAGAATCATATTTAGGTGGCGTAATATATTATGATTTTGGTGATCCAGAAGATTCTGTTTATTATAATGTTGATTCATACCCTTGTGAGGAACAATATATCTCTAATCTTCTTGTAGAAACACATTCAAATGGAGACTACTATGGAGAAATTGAAAGAAATTGTTCTTTAAGTATATCACAGGTTGTTATGGGCATACATTATCCATCTGGTTCATTGTATGAAAAACAGATCATAGAATCTTTTTATGGTGCATGGACAGGAGTATCGGTAGAGTACAGTAATGGTGGCCCTCTTATTACTGGAGCATCATTAAGTGCTACAGCAGGTTCCATCACAAGTTATACTTATATTTCATTCACAAGAAGCGATCCTGTTTATTCCTTTGAGTTACCGATGGTTATATTACCTATAAGTATTGCTAATGCTTTAGGTATTAATGGATTTTTGTTAGTGGATAATAATACAAGTGATGAATTTCCTTATGGCATAACTATTGGTGGATCATATTATACACCTTATTTAGTTGATTCATTTGGTGAACCTATCCTAAATGAGAGTGGATCACCAACAACAGATACACCTAGATGGCAAATAGAATTTAATGGAAAACAAATACAAGATAATGTATTTTATGATGAAATTATTGATTCAGTAAGAATACAAAATTGTCTATTTACTGAAGCAGAGTTTAAACATTTGGGTTTCTTGTTTTAAAGGACTATTATGCAAACAGTAAGAACAAATTTAGTAAATTCAGCATCAACACAATATATAAATTATAATTTTATTTCTATGTGCTTATTCAATGGAACAGTACTTGGTGCTGGGCCTGATGGATTATTTAAACTTTGTAGTGGAGATGATGATAATGGAACACCGATAAATGCTTACTTTGTACCATATACCGTTGATTTTAATGATGATCATTATAAAAGATTAAGAAGAGTTTATGTCGATGGTATATTTGATGATCAATTAAAACTTACAATTACTGGAAATGATAACAGTATTAATGGCCCTTATACAATAACGCATAATGCAGATGAAGAAAAACAAAGTAAAATGTTTTCTATATCTCGTGGTACTGGTTATCAATGGGTTTATGCCGATTTTAAATTTGAAAATGTTAATGGATCATTTTTTGCTATTGATTCAATACTTGCTGTTTATTCAATACATTATAGACGTAGGAGATAATTATGAAACCATATGAAAAAGATGAAGATAAAAAAAGATTTCTTGAAAACATTCAGGGGCCCGGTGGACGTGAATTTACTGATGCGACTAAAGAAGTAGGAACTGCATATAAAGAAGGTGGCTTTCCGTCTGCTGCCGGTATTGCTGCAAGAAAAGCTCCTGGAATAATTGCAGCTACGGTAAGAGATGTTGTTACTCCTGAGCCAGTACGACGAGGATTATCAGAATTATATCAAAGTGGAAAAGAATTTACGCGTGCAGCTGCATTAGGCGAGATTACTCCAAAAGATGCTGTTATTTCTTCAAAAAATGCTGTTATTTCTCCTGTTGATAATACGGCAATATCCGATACTAATACTATTAATTTACCTCGAAAATCTTTGGAGCAATTATCTGCACCAAAAATTAACGAAATTTATAATGCACGAAGAGATGCTGAATTAGGAAAAATGACTTCATCTGCAAGAAAATTACCTGGAGGAGGACAAAGAAATACTTTTTCTCTTGGAGGAAATACTATTTCTTATGATGTAGGTGCTGATGGTGTTCCTATAGGACATAAGAGATCATTGCAAAATTTATCTAACGGTACTGCCGCACAACAAGCTGAAGCAAGATTTAATTCACGACCTGCTGTGAATCCTACTAAAGAAGCACTTGCACAATGGGATTATCAGCAGGGATTAAAAAGTGGTAGATATCAACCAAAAACTGATCCGTATGCTGGACTAAGTGCACGAGCTAAACGAGAACTTATGTTGCAAGAATCTAGAAATAGACAATCAGGTTTGGAAAATATAAATACTAATAAAATTGCACAAGATAGAAATAGAATTCTTGAAGAAAGTAATATTAGAGATAGTCAGAGAATGCTAGAACAAGCAAAGTCAAAATCAGATTCTGCCTGGACAATCAAAAATATGGGAAAGGATGAATTAGGTCAACAACAAAATATGTTATTCAATTCTGATGGACGAAGCATTAAGATTAATCCTCCACCAGTAAAAGGTAAAGGAATTGTTGGTGCCGTTTATCAATCACCAAAAGGTTTTGTAATGTATAAAGGGATAGATGATGAAGGAAATATGATTTACGAACCTTTTAAAATGGATTAATTTATGAATACATATACTCATGATGAACTTTTTGGCACATCTGATTTAAACAACAGTGATGCCAATAACAATGACAACAATATTCAGAATAATCAAATAATTAAAAATAATAATTCTACTATTTCTAAAAATAAAAATAGTTACACGCATGATGAATTGTTTTCTGAAAGTGTTTCCGAAACACCTGATAAAGATGGGGCTGATTTTATTCCAGGAGTAAAGCGTAAGATTGATCAAACACAGGCAATGTTTTATGGTGCGGGTGCATTAGCAGGAAAAGGTCTTAAAGCATTGGGTGCTGAAGATGTTGGACAAAATGTTCAAGATTGGGGTATGGAAGGCTATCGTAGAAATCTTGCAGAAGCATCTGAGAATCCTAAGAAATATTCTTTCAAAGATGTGTATACTGGTAAAGCGGGTATTGGTGGTGCTGTTGATTGGGCGCAAGGAACTCTTGGGGAGCTTGTTCCGAGTATGGTTGAGGCTGCTGCAGGTGCTGTGCTTGGTGCTGCTGCTGGAACTGCTGCTGCTCCAGGCCCAGGTACTATTGGAGGTGGTGTTGCTGGAGCTTTTGCTGGCAGAACTATCCTGAAGAAAACAATTGAAAAAGGTGTTCAACAAGCAATTAAGCAAGGTATTGGCACAGCGACAGAAGATCAAATTCGTAGAGAAGTTACCAAGCAAGCACTCAAGAAACTCGGCGGTAAGGTTGGTATGGGTGCAGCTGTAATGCCGCTGGAAACTGGTGGTATGTATGCTGAATTGCTTGAAGATCATGGTATTGATGCGCCTGGCACTGCATTATTTTTTGGTGCATTGGCAACATCAATGGAATACTTTGGGGGCGAAGTTAGATTAATTGATGATTTTATTGATGCTCTTGCAAAAGGAAAAAAAGGTATTGCTAAGAAGACTGCTACCGATATGATAAAAAGTATTCCAGCAGAAGCACTTCAAGAGGGTGGCCAAGAAGCAATGGGCATCCTTAATAAAGTAGTTAATACTGGAGAAGAGTTATTTACCGCTGAACACTTTGAACAAGTTATGGAAGGTGTTGGTGCAGGTGCTCTTGGTGGTGGTACTGTTGCTGTTGTTCAAAGCGGTTTAAATGCCCGTGACGGTGTTGGTGGTGATCCGCTGACCGAACGCTTTGACAACATTTTATCACACGGCAGGGACAATATACAATCGTCCATTCAAGCGTTAGATCAAGAAGTCATTCAAAATACTCAGATGATGCAGAGCAAAGAAACTATTAAAGCTCTTGCAGCAGAATCAGGGATTGAAGTTGATGATCTGTTCGCACATCTGGAACGACAAAATGCTTTTAATCAAGAGTTGAAAACAAAACTGCAAACAGAATTAGAATCGCCTGCACAAACGACAGCAGAACCATCCGTTGATCAACCTGATATTAATACAGTTCTAGAACAACAAAGAACTCAACAAGCAAATAAACAAGCTGCTAAAGATGCGCAGATAAAAAGTTTAGATGATCGTATCGAATCAGTTCGTTCAATATGGTTTAAATTGCCTAAAGGAACGCGAAAGGAAAATATTGAAAAGCGTTTAGGTAATTTAGTTCAAGATAAAAAAATTCTTACTGGAGAAATTAAAAGAGAATTTGTTCCAACTCCTCAAACAGCTCCTGATGAAAAACAGTCAATGTATGATGAGTTATTTGGTTATGTAGAGAATTTATCTGTAGCTGATAAAGATGCAAAAGAATCTTTTGAAACTTTGCAGCAAACATACGCTGATGATTTATTAACTAAGCAAGGTCAGCCATATGTACATCGAAAAGTACTTGAGAAGAGAATCGCTGAACGAGCTTATCCTGAAAATTATAAAATTATTGAAACAGAGGAAGGTTTTGTTGGCGTCAAGTTAAGTGATAAAGCAATTGTAGAACCTGAAGCAATTCAGGAAGCTTTACCTGACCAAACTGTGCAGACTGAATCGTTCATTGGTGAACAACAAGTCGAACAAGTAGCACAAGTCGAGCAAGTTGCACAAGTACAAGAACCTTCAACTATCGAGCAACAGTTAGCTATAAATGAGCAACAACTTGATACATTGGTGGAACAAATTAATGCTACGACTGATCCTGCTGAACGATTATCTTTACAGCAAGAAGGAGCAGAATTATATGCTCAACGTGATTCTTTGCAACAACAACTCGATCAACAAATTCGTGAGCAAATAACTGAACCTGAAGTTGGTGCAGAATTTCAAATTGCTGATCAGTCACAAGCTACTTCTCAAATATCTCTTGAAGATATACAAACAACTTTTCCTAAGCAGCAAGTGACAAGAGATGAAGCTGGTAAAATTAATGTTCGTTTTAAGAACGGCAAAGGTTTAACCATACAAAATATTCAGCAAGCTGATGCTGGTTTTATTCAAATGGCCATTCAGACTGGACAGATGTCTGATAAAGGTAGAATCTTAGGAATTACCCTTGATTCTAATATTCTGCTTGATGAAAACTTTGCAGATAACAAAACCTTATGGCATGAAAATAAGCATGTGCTTGATAATCTTGGTATGATTACTCCAGC